GTCAAGGACGGCACCATCATCGAGGCCGTCGATAACCAGCCCTGGAGTGGCGAGGCCAATGTCCATGTCTCCATCGCGAATTGGGGTAAGACCCAAGATCCCGGTCTGCTTCCGAAGCAGCGCCGCCTCTGGCACAAGGTCGAGCCCTCTGCCGCGACCAAGAAGCAGTGGAAGAAACTGGGAAAGAAAGCTTCCAAGGAATACGAACTCAGTTTCCGAGAAGTTCCGGCCATCAACTCAGCGCTGAGCGATCAGACTGATGTCAGCACTGCTGAAGCCCTTGCGTGCAATACAAAGCCACAACGCTGTTTTAATGGCCAGATGCTCGGACATCAGGGCTTCCTGCTCACCACGGAGCAGAGAATAGAGATTCTCATTAAAGATTCCCGATCCGCCGAAGTCATTCACCCCTATCTCAATGGGGTGGAGGTTCTGACTAAGGGAGGAGAGGGGGATCGCTTTGTTTTGGATTTCGAGCAGATGGATCAGCTTACGGCAGCCGGATACAGCGGTGCCTTCGAGTGGGTAAAGACACACGTTCTGCCTGATCGGGAGAAAAAGGCAGAGGATGGAAAAGATGCCGATGGCAATATGCGCGGTCATCACAAGGCCTTTCTGGCGCGCTGGTGGCAACTCAGCTTCGGACGCCCCGAGATGCTTTCTGTACTTCGTCCTCTTCCGCGCTACCTGGCGTGTGCCTACGTCACCAAGCGACCGGTATTCCTGTTCATTGACCAATCTTTTAGACCCAGCAACCTGATTCAGGTCTTTGGATTTGCCGATGATTACAGCTTTGGAATCCTCCAGTCATACCTGCACTGGATTTGGTTCATCACCAAATGCGGCAAACTTAAGTCTGATTTTCGCTACAGTGCGGAATCCGTCTTCGACACATTCCCTTGGCCGCAGTATCCGAATCCAAAAGCCATCACTGCCGTCGCGGAAGCCGGACGTGAAGTCCGTCGCATTCGAGAGGAGGCGCTTCAACATCTCAAGGGCGGCCTCCGTGCCCTCTATCGCACCCTCGAACTCCCCGGAGCCAATCCGCTGAAGGAAGCCCACGCTGCTCTCGATGCCGCAGTCCTCGCAGCCTACGGCTTCGATCCCAATGCCGACCTCCTCGCCCAGCTTCTCGATCTCAATCAATCCAGGTTTGCCGTTTATGAGCCGCTGCATCGGGGCGGCACCTGCCTCACGCCTGACCTTGAAGTCGTTAGATGGCGTGGGTTGAGCTCGCAGCCCCAGGGTTCTCAGGTGGTCAAAAGCGGTGACCTCGTAGATCGCGTCCCTCTGCATACCGGCGGGGTCACCCCAGACCATCAGCTGCGCCTTTGGAAACCGCGCATTCAACTCAGCCAGGAGCTGCTGGCCGAACCGCTCCAGGCCCATATCAAAAGTCACAATCTCATGCAGAACTATCCAACGCCCGTTAGCGAGCCGCTGACCTATGACCGCAGCTGGCGTAAGACCAAAGTCTAGGCCAACCTGTAGCGGTATGGATGGATCGTAGTCCACCTCACCACTCATCAGGTTGTCGTCGTACTCAGACCAGACGGGCTTGCCTTCTTGGACGTAGGTGTATTGGCCTTCGGCATAACAGCGAATCCAATCTAGATTCTTGCCCAGGAGCATCTGCTGGTAATAGCCTGGCGGTAGGTTGCCCACGTTCTCTGCCTTGGGGTTTAATTTCCACCACCGGCCAGCAGAAAAGATGTGGTCATTGGCCTCTGGGTTTTCTGGTAGGTCACCTGGAGATACCTCGACCACCCCGCCTGGTTGCCTATAAAACTTCCATGCATACGCCCCGGTCATCTTTTCTTTTTCAGCCATACGAAAATACCAATGGTCATCATCCATTGGGTTGGTATCGAGCCAGATGCCGTGCCAGGTCGCGCCCCCATCGCGCTTGGTTGGGTATCGGCCTACGCGGTGGGTGAGGCCATCGATCACCGCTTTTGGCAGCTCTCGCGCCTCGTTGACCCAAGCGCCGGTAAGCTCTAAGGACAACAGCTTTCGCACATCTTTGGGTTGATCGAGCGCCAGGAAGATTACCTCGCAGTCGATCCCAGATGCGCCTTCCCTGGACGGAAGACGTATGTGGTGAGTGATGGGTGGTGTCCACAGCATCGGGCCAAAGGTGTTCTCTGGAAACAGGTCTTGCCAGGTCTTGATTGTTGTGGTCTTCAGCTCCGGGTAGCTGTTACGCACGATCACAAACCGGGTATATCTGATTCCATCCACCGGGCTGGGCTTTTGCCGTACCGCTCGCATCATTATCTCAGCTGCACAGGCATAGCTCTTACCAGATCCTACCGGCCCCATCAGCCCACGGACAAATGCGTCAGACTGCAAGAACCCCCAGACAGACGGAGACCTTGAAAAATTTAAATTTAGCCCGGTAGATGGGATTTGTTTTTGGCTGCGCTCTTTAGTTTTTGTCATTCTCTTTTCGTATATCTATGATGATTACTGCTGCAATCAATGCAATCATTGAAAGAAAGAAAATGCCTGCGCTTTGTGCGTTTAGGTGGGCAATGCTATTGATCCAATCTTGTTTCATCTTTCACCTCCACATCGATGGGTTCAGGAGCCTGGACGTTGATGCCTATGACTGATGGTTTATCCGATCCATCGTCCGGGTTATCAAGTAATCCAGACGCTTTAGCAAGTAGACGGAGCACGCCAACCTTGTCGTAGAGTTCAACGTCAAGCGTCTGCGAACCATCCTTCTCACGCTTGACCCTGATATTTTTGATTGCCTGCAAGGCGTGATCTGGAATTTGACTTGCCGCTTTAACCTTGACATTTCCGTCCTCGTCCCACGTTAGGATATCTGTGATCTTAGTGTTGGCCATGCACAGCAGAGAAAACGCAATGGCCTCCCGGTTTTCTATGATGGTGGCCGAGCGTTCCATGCGCCGCTGGATCGAGCGCACCCCGCCCCAGTTCTTGAGGCTGGGTACCTGCTCAGATATACGCGACTTAGGTCTGGCCATCAGAACGGAATATCTTCATCGAGATCCACAAACCCGTTGGCCTTGGCCTTGTTGTGGTTGTCCTGGGCCGGGAATGGTTTGTGAGCAGCTGAGTAGGATTCACCCTGGGCTGCCACCTCTTTGCCAATCTTTACCTGGTACCAGGTCTTGCCATCCGAGTTCTTAGGGTTGATGTCCAGCCAATGGGTCTTGCCATCAGGCAGCATCACCTTACCCCGGAAAGCAGAATGCCAATCCTCAGTTCTCTTCTCGTTTGGCCAGGCAGACCCCTGACCAGGTTTCATCTCATACGCCATGCATATATCTCCTCAAGGTTGTAAGTCTGATTCTTTGATTGCAGACAGGTATTCGTCAGCCTGCATCAGAGCTATCTTCTGTGAGGCTAACGCCTCTGCAATCTGTGCCACGGTAAATCCTCTGCGTAGCAATTGCAACACAAAGTCACGCAAGATATCTTCCATCGTCATACATCTCCTCCAAGTAAAGTCAAAAACCTGTGCCATGAAAATATGGGGAAAATTTGGGAGGTTCACCCATACGCACAGGCCCACACCCGGGGGGGCCATAGGTACCCCTCCCGCAGACGGCCAGGATCGCATTGCCCACCCCTCCCACCGGTGTCCAAACGCATAGGAACGTATGCCTTTGTACGGAATCGCATAGCAGGCTCTAGGGAGGCTTGCGCTACCCTGGGTAGGCTAGGGTAGCCACCCACTTCTACGGAGCCAACCACGGGCCTGTATTCGCGTCCTAGAGGCATCAGAATCCTGTAGCCTCCCCTGCCAATTGCTCGCAGACCTCGGACAACCGTAGGCAGACCGGCATGGTTTGGCAGGCATCGATGAACTTCTGGCGGCCAACCCCGACCTCGCACATGATCGCAGCGCAGCGCAGGTCAACCTCATCGATCCGTGTTGTCCTAACATTAGAAAACCTATGTTTACTTATATCTTCATAAATACTTAATACCTCTTCATAACCTATGTTTTTCTGTGTTTGGACAACACCTGTGTTGTCTATGATGTTGTCTATGAGAGGCTCTACATTGACAACCTGTGTGTTGTCTATGTGAGGTGTCTTTGGTGTTGGTTTTGCCTTTGGTTTCCTTGCCATGATGTCTCCAATCTTCTCTGGTTTGTTGTAGTGAAATCCATCTCTGCCGGCTAGCCCTCCGAGCAGTTCTTTGAGCCTCTTTCTGTTAGCTGCCATCTGTTCCTCTGTGAACTCAGGCTCAGTGGCCTGCGCTGTCTCTTTCTTGATTTGATGCGGTGGCCTGGTGTCTTCCTGTCCGCTGGTGATAGCTATCGCATCCTCTGCCTTGATCTCGGTGTCGTAGATCACCCTGGTTGTGTTGGCTCGCTCGCCTCTGAAACCCTTGCTCATCACCTCGATGTGGCCACGCTCTCGCAGCTGCTTCATGGCTCTTGCTACCTGCTGCTTGGCTACGCCCAAGTGCTCGGCAATGCGTTGCTGGCCAACCCAGGTTATCCCAGCTCTGTTGGCATATGAGCACAGCAGCACCAAGACCTTGACCGAGAACCCGTGGAGCTCCGTGTCCGTGGCAGCTCTCATCGGAACCACGGCAAA